TACATCCTCTCCACACATATCCTGAACCTCACCAGATTCGAAGACTTGCATCTTTGGTGCAAACCATGGATACTTCATCTCGGAGTGTTCAAAGACACCGTGCTTGATGAGCAACCAACCGAATCCTGCATAGTCAACGGTGAATGGTTTACGACGCTTGGAGATGCTTTCAATCGTTTCGTGATTCATAACACCACCATTATTACGGAAGTCATCTTCTTCCATCCAGTGTGCAACACTCGTGGTTTTGCCATCTTCCGTACAATACCAACCACTTGCAATATCCTGATCCATCAAAACCAATTGCCAGAACTTTTCGGTATTGAATACGATATCACTATCAATCCACAACTGATAATCATAATTCAATTTGCCGTCCCAGGGAATCTGATCGGGACCTCGCAGTACATTCGCACCAAGACACTTACATCTTGCGAAGTTTACCATTGATGAATAATCTTGCGAGATTTGAATGCTTCCACCATTCTGCACAATATCAAAACACAATTGCACAAAACTTTTCAGATAGGTATATGAGACACCTCTACCAGGAAGACAGAATACGATGGTTTTTCCACGAATCATCTGCTTCGCTTTATCATAGTCCCACTCTGCGGTACTTTGTCGTGCTGTGGGCGCCTTTGCCTTTACAGTAAATCCTTTAGCCATAAGAAAGTAACGTTACTTCAATATCATAACACTGTATCTATATCCTGTCAATCACTCCGTTCTTGTGCATCAATCGCTGCGCTCAGTCTGCAACCTCCGTAATTATTATAGAGTCTCTGTCCAATACCATGTTCACGGTGGTTCCTTCGTACCATCCGTTCTCGTCACATATCCATTCTGGTATTATAAGATAATGTTCTCCAGTTACTGGATCAATCTCTACAGTCGTAAAATTTTCCTCCGGATTTTTTTGCATCAGTGTGTTTTCGTCGCTTGATTTTATATAGAAATATTATGTGTTTGGGTAACACTTTGTAGGTTAGGGTAGTTAGGCGTTTTTATATACGGGGGGCGACACGCGACGGTATAAAAAAGGGGGCACAAACGCCCCCACTGCTGTATCACGAACGAACGGGCACTAACTGTTACACAGTGGCAGGCAGTTTAGTGAACCCAACCCAGGTGCGGTTTGGTTTGATTTCCCCGTACACACAAGCATCCTCACAGACGGACACTTTGGAGACAGGGAATTTCAAACTGGTGCGGGAGTTGTTATCACTGTGAGCGCCAATCGACTCACCGACGACATCAGTGAAGACACAGACATTAAGCGCTTCAATGAAACATCCAGTTTCTAGGATTTCATCCAGAGACTTATCCTTAACTGGCGTCCACAGAACCTGTACCAAATTCAACGATTTCTTCTCTTTAGGAGAATGCGTTGCGCCTTGGATATGTGTACCCTGTCCCGTCTTAATTTCCCACGCTTGGATGTCATCACCGACGATTTCGATAAAGTCACCAGCGCTGGAAAACTTGGGAAGGACGGATGCACCGAGTTCCTGCAACTTGAAGGGCAGATACAGTTCGAACAGTTTGCCGAACGATACACCTAAGTCAACAAAGAACTCCGATTTGGATTCATTACTCCAGTACTGATTAACCAGTTGATTGAGAGTCAAATGAGAACCCAACTTTTTCCAGAAACGAATAATCCGATCCTGCAGCAGTTCTTCATTCATATCACTGATAATCTCAGAGATGTTATCAGCGATGAGAGTTTTGATTTGAGTCATTTTAGTGTGTCTTTGTTAGGGTAGACAAATGAGTGGGCGTCTTTAGGGCGCGTCCCGTTCCCTGTCCTATCCTATCACAGTTCCTCGAAAAGCGCACCCATCTCAGCGGCGTCGATGGCGGGGTCATCCCAACGGACGCCATCGCCTGTCTCACCGATGAACCGACCAACCACACCGTCCGTCATGCATCGCACGAACTTGACCCAGGGGTTCTCACCCTCAGCGAACTCCACACATGCCTTAGCAGTGTTGTAGAGGAATTCGTCGTTTCCGATCCAGAGGGCGGCGTTCCAGGTTTCGTAGTTTGCCCAACCGTTCATGGTCTGTCGTTTCGTTTGAACTGAAGTCAGTATAAGGGGCAGAGGGGGTGCTATTGGGGAATGAGTGGACAGCACGCTCATTGGCACACGGGCGGCCGAAAGTTAGTTATACAAACTCTCAAGGAGTTTGTATAAACTTTTGGTTGTTGAAGTTAGCATAACTGAAACGCTCACGATTCACCAGTTTCATTGTACCGAACTCATTGGAGTAAACATAACCCTCTCCGGAGATTTCATCCTGTCCGATGTATGCTTTAGGTCCGTTATTACGGCACATAAAGAGTGCATCATCCTTGATTGATTGCACCAGTTTCCAGAACGAAATTAGACTCCAATCACAGTCGAATGCAGTATCTGAGATGGGGGTATTTTCACGGATGCACTTATTCAATGCTTGCTTAATTTTCTGTGCTTTCTTCTCATCGACAAACTTAACAGTCTGTGCAATTATCTTTGCAAACTTAATCGGTTCGGATACATCAAACCCACCAGCACAAACATCATACGAACCACTGAAGATATATGCCTTCGGTTTCACAAACTTGACGTAGGGAGTGTCAGTAATGATGAACTTCATAGGGTGCGCTACAGCATCACGCAGGTCAGATTCTGCGGTGTAAACTGTATGCGGAGCGACAATGATTTCCTCTTGAATTACTTCATCAAAGCGGTACGTGATTGTGTTGGGAGAATATTCCTGAGATCCACCGAAACCGATAAAATCCCCCTGGAAAATGCTGTCTGTATGAGGCAACCAATCAAGACAAGCGTGCAGAATGTTTGCAACTTCGCCCACGTGGTTTTGATCGATTTCTTCATGAGAATGATTGATTTTGATTTTTACTTTGTTGAACACACTTTTAGTGCCAACGAAGAACTTACCGTTCGCAGGGTTTGTGCCCCAAACTATAGCGGGCGCACCGTCAATTTTCAGGGAAAGATTACCCTCTGCCACGAACCAATCAAGGGCGCTCAAATCACCGGAAAGGATGGTGTCTTCGGGATGTTCGATGTGGGTGTTTTTCATATCCGGATTATAGGGACAAAAAAGCGCCCTGTGGAGGGCGCTTGTGACGGTTCCTCAGGCGAACACGTATCCAGACTGGAATGGCACGTTTTGAAACTTGCTCTCACCGTTGATAGCGCCCACGAACTTGCGAACGTACCAGGTCCAGTCCTTTTGAAAAACGCCCTCGCCTGCAATGCAGAATGCATCGCACAGGGCATTCAGACGGGATTTCGTGGTGTTGGACTGCCAGCCCCCATCATAGATCGTCATGTCGTTGTCGGTGACGGTGGCGATCAGGTTCCCGTGAAGGTAGACAGAAGACGTTCCCGTTTCGGCGTCGAATTGAACAGAGGTGTTAGCGTTTCTCCAGTTGCGGTTGCTCTGGACTGCCTGGCACATCTGGGATTCGATTTTGCGCATTTGAGTCGTTTGTTTGACTTGATAGAACAATAGGCGATTCTGGGAGCAGTGCCAAAAAATTGTGACACTACGCCAACTGTCACTCTCCGAAGAATGAGAAGTGGGCATCAACCACGAAATCGATCACGTCATCCGTGGCATTCACGCCGAACTGCTCACAGAACCAGTCCACTGCCATATCAGCGGGTAGCATCGTGTCGAATAGGAAATCCTGCAGGTCCTGCAGGGTTTGGGGATTGGAGAGAATGGTTTTTGTTTTGTTCATGCCACCATTATAAGCACGGGGTTGGGCGCTTTGGTTGCCGCATTGTGCCACCTTGCGAATTGGTTGAGCGGCCGACTTAGTTTGTGTTAGTTAGTGCTTCAATTTGCTGGTTTCGTTTTTCAATGACTTCCAACATGTTTGAGTCAAGTATACTGAGCATCAGATTTGCACCCAGCATAATGAACATAACCGTGAACGCAATTCGCATCAGTTTTCCTCCAAAAGTTCGGGGTAATACTCTTTAACTTCTTCCATCAATTCATCATCGGTATACTTATCATAACTCTGGTCCATGAAATCATAAAGAACTGCCCACATAGTTTTGAAGTCCATTCCATCAATCACGTTGTCGATGAGTTGATCTTGAAGTTCCTGACGGTTCATGTTCATTTGGTGGGGAAGTTTTTGCAGACGGCATCACACAAGGTCTCAATGAGTTCGTCTCTCAATTCATCATAATCTTCTGTATGTGGAAATACCTCACTGAACTTTGATTCGATGATACAATCAATGTCCTCCATGAGTTGTTCGCGTTGTTTGAGAATTTCGAGGTTCATGTTCAATAATCGGTGTTGCCGTTGATGTAATTTTCTACGTCAAACTTTTCTTCTTTCTCCCATTCTTCCTTGAAATCTATCACGTCGAAAATCTCACCTTGGGAGTCATTGATTTCGCTCCAGAGTTCATCGAACATTTGAAATTTTTGATTACTCCGTAACAATAACCCCTCACGGACGAAACCGCAAGGGGTAGTGGACACTCTGCCAATTGTCCTACTGATACGAATTCGTATTATCTAATATTGTCTGATACGAATTCATATTATATCCAATTCACGTACTGGCACACTACCAGTCGATATCGTATTCCTCGATGTTAATATTAATATCCTCGTCGGAATTTAAATTTAGTACTTCTCGCCAATCGAGAGTTTCTAAATCTAAATCCTCGTAACACATGACATCTAGTGTGACGCGCATTAGGCGTTTTGTGTATAACGCGGGCATGTGAATCTCGTGCGACGTGTACTGCATTATATCATGCATAATGTCTATACGCAAGCGCATCATAGTCTTGCGTATCTCGTGCATAATCCTCGTCTATTGTATACTGATCTAGAGGCATATATGATTGCATATACACGTCATACATCTCGACGAGATCATTGTGATAATAATAATTGTTATGTGTATAGTCGAGATCGTGTTCGTAATACATAATTCTCGTCGAGATGTATGATGTTATTATACTGTGATCTCGACGAGAATGCAAGCCCTAATGCCCGCCAGATCTAGTCGAGATTCATAACCATTATTTATAATACCTTTGTATTATTTGTGTCGATTCTGTAACTTTTCGCCGTCCCGGTGGTTGACAGAGAGCGCTTCTTATGATACGCTCGCTAAACTTGCATCAGGGAGGCACCTTTTCATGAGGTATAATAGAGTCTTATAAGGATAAGATGAGGTGCTTTATGAGAGTCTTAATTCATATCATAATCACCCTTTAATACGAATAATTATCATCACAACAAAAAACGAAAGTATATTTATTTAACCTTTTTTATTTAATTTTTAACATATTTAAGTAACAACGGATACAGAAACCTCCCCCTTGCGGTGTCAAG